CTTGCTGTACAGCCTCAAGAATTACACCGGGATTAAATGTACTGGTAGTGGTGGTGGCAGCTGATTTGTACGTAACACTCATTATACCATTAAGAGTAGTATTGAGAGTAGAAGTAGGTGTAAGAGCTTCAACGAATACCTGTGCCACTACTATACCCGTGATGCCAGTGGTCGCGCTCGTACCATTTAAGATGCGCAACCATCCTGCAACCGCTCCCGTTGCTCCGATATTCGTTACCGTAAAGAATATTTCGATATCGAAGGGTATGCTCGCACCACTCGCCGCCGAGGTTACTGCTGCCGTCGCGATTGCAGCGTCGGCCGTGGTTCCGGTCGTGCCGTATCGCAGCGTAAACGTTGAAGCGTTCGCCGCCGTTGCGGTACACGTACCAGGCAACCGTGCGCGGTAGACGGTGCCCACAAGTAGCCCACCTGTGCCGACCGGGGCCGTGGCAATTACGGTCTCGGTCGTATTGAGCCCGGCCGTTGCCGCAGTCTTTGCCTGCCCACTAATAGCCATACCAACATTGTTGGTAATGTTCTTAGCTGTCGAGGACGTGCTGTTATCAGTGATCGCGGTCGTGTTGCCACGCAAGTTGTTGTTGTAAATCTCAAGCGCGCCGTATGCACCGGAGTTAATCGTAATGCCGGTAGTGTTTGCACCGATGCCACCAGTAGGCCCAATGCGATTACCTATGGCTTTGAGTTCAGTTACTGAGCCTGCAGAGGCGTTGAGTACGATGCCGATGCCGTTACCCGCGATACGGCACAACGAGACGCCTATGTCCTGACAGCCATTTGCGACAACGCCGCTCGTGCCGTTGCTATAGATGTCGCAATTTACTACGTCGATACCCGTTGGTAACGTAGCAGCGGTAGAGGCTACTTGCAGACCGTTTAACGCTGCAGACGACAGCCAAGAGTTGAGAATCTTGACTCGTTGTACATTACCCGTTCCAACAATCTGCACACCGTTCTGACCTGCAGTATCAAAGTATGTGTTTACTGCATAGACACCAAACACGCCATTTGGTGACGTAGGATTTAGGCGCATATTGTTGAGCGCACGAATCCAGTCGCAGTCTGATACGAGTAAAGAACCGCACTGATTTACTTCACAGTGCGATATAGCTGCCGGAGCCCCATCGCAAGTAATATTGTGAAGTATAGAATTGACGTTAGCACCATTACACTGATTATCGAAGTTTATGGTACCTGAAAATTGTATGTTATAAGTTGCACAGAGAGTACCATTGTGAATGATGCCATTATAGACGGCGGTGAAGGCGCAGTCTCGCGTGTTGATGTAGACGTTCGACCCACCATTGATGGCATAGCCGCCGGTCTTAAACTGTACCGCGCCAAGTGCTGTAGTAGTAGCTGCTACTGCAGTAGTACATCCTGTGAGAGACGTAGTAGTAGACCCGGTAAAGTTTACGAGGGTCCAAACGTTCTGACAGTTAACATAGCAAGAACCAGCACCACCACCACCGGGTATAAACGAGTTCGCGGCAATCGTAAGTGTGACGCCGCCAGTGGTTGGGATTGCAACAGCCGCGCCGGTAAGCGTCGTAGCATTGCCGTTAAACGTAATACCCTCGAAAGTCTGTTGCCAATCACCGCAGGTGATGAAGTCTGCAGATTGCGACGCACTCAAGAATATTGTCTTGAACTCACCTGCACCAGCATGGTGGAAGTGCTTACCGGAAGGAATCGATGGGTTCGTACCGCTCGAAAGAACCATCGTACAAGGCGGCCACAGGAGCACACTGCCAGAAGGCGCGGCGGCGTAAAGAGCGTTTAGGTTCGCCGAGTCATCAGTAGCGCCGTCGCACGCAAGGTTCTGATACGAGTTTGCCGTGACTAAGACAACTGCTGCGTTAAATTTTGAGATGAAGAGTTTGTCTAGTGCGGCCAGAGCACCCTGCAAAGTTGTAGTTGCAGGATTCAGCATCGCAGTAACTTGAGCTGCGGTTAAGTCAAGCAGAGCTCCGAGGGCACCAGTGTTGTTACCCTTGATAGTGTTCGCAGGCGCATTAGCAAGATACGAGTTAGATACTGAGCTAGCAGCTAGTGATAGATTGGGATTACGAGTATCGCCTAAGTTAGTGACTGGGCTAACAGTCGTAAGACTCTCAAGATATGAAAGAGACAGTGCAGTATCAGGTATGCTTCCTGCAGTGATATTAGCGCCGGAGATAGTCGGTGCACTACCTGTGAGGAATTGATGCGTACCGCCTGCGGAGTCCTCATAGTAAGGCAAAAACGTGGCGCTATCCATGTAAATGGATATTTTACCAGTTGATGGCGGGGTAGGAGTAGCCTGTGATACTAAAGTAAGTACGGATGCCATTACAGAATCATCAACTCGCCTTCACATGTTACGGTGCCATCAAGTTCTATAGGGCCTACCGCTACCTGGTAAGTCCCCGCTGGAATGTCAAACGTTGTTCCACCGGGGACTACCTGCGGTACCTGTGCAGAACCACTCGACGTTGGCAAAATCGAAGGATCAATCAAGTCCGGAGACGTGATCATCGATAGGATGCCGTTGATAATCGTGAGCGGTTTGCGGTTTGCCATTACGCGAGGGTAATAGCGTACTGTGGATCGAAGTTGAGATTACCTGCTGCAGTAGCTTCACCAACTTGTTGACACACTGCACCAGCCGCAGTCGGAGCGACTGAAACGGTTGCGCCAACAGTACCTAAGTACTGGGTAGCTCCTGGGGTAAGACCAGTGACTGCATTGTTATTACCGTAAAAGTAAACTAGTGCAGTAGCTGCAGAAGAAAAAGCGGTCAGTACGAAGCCATGTGCTGGCTTACCCGCTGCAGAATTATCAGCGTTGCGCACGCTGACTACGCCTGCATTAGCCCACACGTTGACCAACGCCCCCGCCGACAATGCCTCACTAGCAACAATGCTAGTAGTGTCTGGTCCAACACCAGTCGGAAGCATGGTGATATCGATTTGACCTTGAGAGTTTAGTGCAGGGATTGCACCTGCGCTGCCAACACCGGCAGAAACTTGAAGTCCTCGCACCATGGTAATTACACCATTTACGAGATTAAGAAATGCGTTACCTGCCATGATGATCTCCTAAGTGGTTAGTATTATAGGGGAGCGAGGGTGCCACAGTATAGTCGTGGCGTTAACCGCAAGGCCAACTTGAGTATTGTACAAGTCGCCGTTAGCTGGAGTTGGAACAACTTGAGTAATGAAGCCATTACGGCTAAGGTAAAGGGGTAATCCCGGTTGCCAATTCCAGGTTGGTTCTATAACATAACCAAACACAACTGAAGTTACTTCAGCAGCCGCTGCATATGCAGCAGTAATTATGCTTACCGGAAGATTGATTAAGTTAATGTTAGTCGAGTCAGCGTAAACAATGAAGCCTTGGTATTCTACAACTGCTCGGTCGCCTGATAAAGTGCCGCCTGCAGTACCGCTAGTAATAACTAGTTCACTAGGGTTTGCATTAGGCGGTGGCTCATAGATTTGGCCGGCCCCAACATTAACATATATTGAAGGCTTAGGCGTTGCTACGCTAAACTCAGGTATCTCAGGTGGGCGGTAAGGAAATACTGGGCGCGTTTCGGGATGTTCGATACCTTCAGGAACAGGCTCGTCTTTGATTACCTCAAGAATAGCTGTAAGGAACCACTCATCAGGAAATGGTTTAATCAACAGATAGTCGGCACCTACCCTCTTAGGATCAGAAACTGACTTCTGACCCATAGAAGTGACTAATACTATCTTACCAAGGTAGCCGCTCTTCCGCAGGGTCAGAGCTACCTCAACGCCTGTCATACCTCGCATGATTATGTCAAGTAGAATGACTACAGGCTTAAGACCCTTAGTAATTGCCTGTATAAGAGACTCACCGTTGTCGAATACGCCAATTACGTTCATCCCATACTTAACACACACAGCTTTGTTACGTTGAAGTTGCTGTGTTGAGTCATCGGCCATAGCTACTGTGACGCCTTTTAGGTACATGTGCCTAACCGCGCGTCAATTTTAGCCTGATACTTTTGAATGATCGGACTGACCTTATCGTTGTACTCTTCTTGCAAGCTGTCAACTTTAAGGTCTAGCTGTTTTTGATAATCTTCTTCATGCCACCTATACAAGTAACTCAGTAAAAGATCGCCATTACGACCTCCAAGAGCCCTTGCTTTGTCCGCAAATTTAACCGGGCCAAGCCGTATTGTATTATAAGCTTCTTCTGCCTGCAGTATAGCTGCACGAAGCCACTCTTGGATAGACTGAATCTCTGCATCTCGCTCTGCCAACAAGTCCTTCACAGCTTCCAGATACTCGCGTCCACTCAAACTCATACGAATAGGCTCTCGGCGATAAGTTGATATCCTTGGAGACCGACTGTGAATGAAGTTACGTTCTGAATTTGGTATCTATTACCATTCTGGTCGGATATAATATATCCAGGTTCGAGGTACAGCCCGTTGAGGATAGGAACGTAAATGAACAGTTCAGAACGATGAGTAGTAGTAGGTTGCTTGATCTCGGGAGTAGGACCGAGTCGTTTGTATGGCTGGATGCCTAGTGGAACAACAGCAGGACTAAAATCAGCATCATCAGGATCGCCAATATAGTAATAGCCATCTCTAAGTATGATGGCCCGTTCATTTTGCTTACCCGCTCCCTGATACTTAACATACCCTAGCAGCTGCTCCGAGTCGCCACTACCCCATGAGACTGACAAGCTAGCCTGTATCTCAGTGCGCACAAACACATTGTACGATAATGGACGTAAGTCAGCTACAGTGAACATTTCATAGTCATTGCGGTAAGGGTGGATGCGACAAGCAACGTCACCTACTTTGAGGACGCCTGCATCACACATGCCCGCAAAGATCATGTCATAGATGTTGGTGTTCTCTTCAGCAATAGCAGCATTACTACGCATCATGCGAATACGAAGATCAGAGTATATCTTGTTTTCAGTATTGATTATAGACCCAGATGACGGTGTGCGACCATCGCTGCCATCAGATAGTCGGTATATATCGTAAGGCTCTCCAATGATATCAGCAGCTACGCCTCTACCGTATTGAACAATAGAGTCTAATTCTTCAAAATCTATCATACACGCACTCGACCGCCTGAAGCAGAGCCTAGTCTACCTGAAGGGTCAGGACCAGCGTATAGTGCATTACCTAACATGTTCACGTAGTAACGAAACAGTTGAACACGCTGGAACAGTTGATCAGGTCTAAATTGTGCACCACCTTGGTCGCCTTTAGCACCTGCTGAAGTAAGAGCTAGTGTAGTGCGTGCGGATAAGATGTCTTTGCGCAGTTGCAAACAGACGGGGATGTACCCATAGAGAGTCTTGATAGTGCCATCACTTTGCTTAAGGTCAAGAGATGGTTCCGGGTAAGTATTTCCCGGATTAGTGACGTTAAGTGCGATCCCATTGTTATCACTTATCGATACTGTCAAAGTAAAAGCAGTTGCGCGTGTGATTAATAGCTGACCGAACACTGGTGAAGTAGTTAAAGGCTGTCCTGCATCCGGAGGTTGAAAGTTAACTCTTCCCGCGACACAACCATTACCCGAGTTGTTGATAGCGTTCACTAATCCTGCCATTACAGCGCCACGTGGATCAGTAGCCAGGAGGTCAGACATCTGAGTAGTGTACAATATTTGTTGGCCGTCGATGCCTACAGTTAGTACTTGACTCAGTTCAGGTGTGCCTGTAGCAACTATGAGACCGATAGGCCGACCAGTAATGATCGACTCTTCTTCAATCCCTAAATTGTTCATATAAAATTCAAGCTGACCGACACGTGACAAGTATCGATAGCCAGCGACATGACCGCCCGTCGGTACACCAGACATTGGTACCGTCAGTAAATCTCTGATGTACGCTTTTTCGATGAGTGTCAGCATGACATATCCTTACCGACGACATAGCCACCTGGGAGAAGCGGCCAGGTGGCTATGAACGTTATGGCTCCGCGCCTATGCTTCACCACAGTGTTTAGGCAGTAGCCGCAATCTTGACGCCTGCGTCACGAAGTATCGTGACTTCAATAGGGTCCGTCAGCTTCTGACCTACAGTGTATCGGCAATATGATCCATTGACCGCAGCTCCCGTGGTTTCGAGTACCGTCCATTCCTTAGGCTTTTTGATAGGCTTCATCGGCACAGTGACTTCGATTGGATTGAGGACTTGCTGTTGCATGTCGCGCAGTGCAACCGCTACTGCCATCCTCTGAACTGCTGGGTACTTAATCATTCTGCGAGCCCCTGTGAAATCATGTCCTGAGCCGTAGCATTGTCAACTAGAATGCGTTGATTTTTGTAGGCTCGAAACACTCCGGTAGGTCCTGCATAGCCGAATGATTTGAGAGCGGTCACTTCAGTAGATGAGGTAGACACTTGCTCGGGATAGTGAACCGGAAGGATATCCAGTAAACTGCCGGGGTAGGTTTTAACCGCAATTGTAGCGAGGGTGATGTCCACGCCACCGTTCAGCACTGCTGTTGCATTCGCGCCTGTGGCTGACGCACTTGCAAAGTCCGTAGCCCAAGGGTTGCTGCCTGCGGTAATGGCTGCTTGAATAGCAGCTGCAATGTTTGTTGCTACTGTGCTAAGGCTGTCGGTACCCCCGACGCTAACACTCAACGTGTCCGGTTGGACAGAAGTTGCGTCAGTACCCACCGTAAGCTGAATGACTTCATTCGGAGTAGGTTGACCTTGAACAGTAATTGGAATGATGGTCGAACCGGCTTGCACATCGGGTTGCACACCCTGAAAGGATTTAAATGCAGGTGAGCCGGGAACTGGACCGCCGCGAATAGAGCCCATGAAATTCTCCCTAGTTGTGAAGGAGGGCCGGAGTTACCCGACCCTCCTCAGCATTAGACCTGCGAACCAACTTCGAATACTGCTGCGCGTTTGTAGCGAGCAGGCGTAGCGGAGGGAATCACTGCCGGAGTGATGGTCGCGTCGGTTGGCACCGTGAAGCCACCGATGTAAAACCAGCCCTGAGACATGATCTGACCCATGCGGTCGATTGGGAGACGGTGCACCATGGCGATGTCTTTCACCATCCGGATATCCGAGATACCTCGACCTGTGAGTTCAGCCGCAACAGTCGCCACACCTGCAAACGGCGCTTCCTGCACAAACCTGTGAGCGCATACTACTGCACGCCGAGCGAACAACGTCTTGCCGGCAGTGTTAGTGAAGGTAAAGATCGGCATGTTTGTCGTAGGTACGAACGTCATACCGAAGTTCTTGAGTACCCGAGCGTTAGCATACGACGAAGATTTTTCCGCACCTTGGGTAAGGATTTGGAATGCCGGGTCGGAGAACATCTGCGCGTCGAGAATGGGATCGATGAAGCACGGGAACGTACCATCCGGGAGCGGCGGGAGCACCTGGTTGAGACGGAAGCCTGCTACGATGTTGATAAACGTCTGCAACGTCGTGGTAGACGCAGCTGAGAGTTCAACACGCGACCGTGCAGTACCTGGACGGTAGTATGCCGGAGCGTCAGCAGCATAGATGATGTCGTTTGCAGCTGCGGTGATGCCAGTGCCCTGAATGGTCAGAGTGCCCGAGAAACCGACCTGGAACAACGGCGCTGCCATAGTCGAGGTGTTGCTGCCATCCGGCACCGCTGCCAAGATGGTGATGGCCGTCTTCGCGCCGGTAGTCGCATTGACGTAATACGCCGGGAGCGGGTAGACCGACGAGGTAGCTTGCGGTAGACCGTAAGGGAATTGATATCCCTGAATGGTCGCCGTAGCGAACGCAGTGTCGAAGCCGTAGATGTTATCCACGTGAACGGTAGTATTAGCGCCAGAGGTAGCCGAAGCTGCCGTAGCGTAGGTACGCCCGCCTTCATACGCACGAAGAAGAACGTTGATAGCCTTGAGGTCGAGTGACAGACCTGCCTGGCGACCGAGGTTCTCGATGTTCTGTTTGAAGCCATCGGCGACAAGCTCGCGCTCTTGATAGAGGTTGAGGTCGAGCGCATACGGCGTCATACCGATGATGACTTTGTACTGCTCCACACCGTAGGTGGGATTCGCTGCACCGATACCGCCGACGTTGGTCAGGCCGTTGTCGATGTTAACGTTGGTGGTCGGGTCGATGTCGTCAACGACCGGAACCAGTTCACCAGCACGAGAGTAGATCGTAACTTCACCGGAACGCACTGGCTGCGGTTTGCGATACACAGCGGTACGTACAACGCAGTTGGGTTCGAGTTGGTCTTGAAACTCCCGGTCCAGCATGTTCTGTTGGAAAGCAGGCTGTAGAACAAGGGGGAAATTTTCATACCCCGCGCCAGTTATCATAAGGTGGCTCCACTGTTACTTGTAACAGGAGCGCCTCATGAGGCTCTTCCCCAAGTATCGGCTCCTTACTGAATCACGGACCGTTCCGAGTATCATCAGCAAGTGCAACGTCCTGATCGTTGCTTATGCCGTTATATTCCCTACGTCCTCTTGAGTTCCTTCTGCGTATTTACGAAGTAGGCTTCCCCTCTTTCAAAGGGAAGCCTATGAATTATACTACCGCTGTCCGAGCGAAGCCCATGCCGATTTGTGTTGGTCAGCATTCACTGCCGTTCTGTCAGCGTGATTCTGACCAGAGCTAGGGGCAGTGCTACGACCGGGACCAGAGCCACCCGAACGACCATCACCACCAGTGCCAGTAGCTCCTCCCTTAAAGAGGAAGGGCATTTCGGTCTTGAGAGCGGTAATTTGTTCTTCATGACCGACTACCTTCCCGTCTTCATACTTAACCTTATCCAGGTCAATTAGCTTATCCAGCTTATTGAAGGCTTCGTCAGTGAGTCCTTGTGTCTTGCAGTATTCTTTCAAATCCGTGTGAATAAGGCGCAAGTCGCGCTGGCGCATTTCTTCTTGAAACTTAAGCTGTGACTTAGTGAGTTCCTTCTCACGGTCCTCCGCTAGCTTCTTCCAGTCGCCAGCTTCCTTAGCGGCCTTTTCTTCAGCTTCATGTTGTTTCTTCTCATAGTCCGCAAGCTTAGCAGAGGCTTCGGAATGCTTTGTCCGCTCTGCAGCGGCTTCATTCCGTAGCCTCGTAACATAAGCCTCGTCGTAAGTAGTAGACCCACCACCGCCCGTACCACCTGTACCCCCACCGCCGCCTGCGCCTGCGCCGCCTTCGCCCTCAAAACTACACAGGCCAAAAAGACTGCGAGCCAAACTGTTAAGATCCATGCTTCTCCTCCATGCCTCCATATTCGGGACAAAAAGAAACACACCTCCAGGGTCGATTGCTGGAGGCGTGTTCTTAGAGAAGCCTAGGTTACTGTGATCGTGTCATCATCAAAGCCTTGAACAGTGACGAGTGAAATTTTCAGGGTAAGTTTGGCTTCCGCTTCCAACTGTTCGTTAGAGCAGTTGGTCAACCCTCTTGTTCAACAGATCGAGCTCAGTGAGCGCGAGGCTGTCGAGTGCGACGGAGACTTTGGATTCTGCGCCCGTAATGAGCGGAACTAGGAATGACGGAACGTCAAGCCTGGGAAGGACGATCGTATTGAATGCAGTGAGTGCCTCACCCGTCAGAGCAGGAAGTTGCTTCTCCACTCCGTTGAATGCGGCGTCTGCCGCTTGCTTCACTGCATCCAAGATAGGACCGAGGTATGAACTCATCTTATCTCCCTGTGACTGGTAGTCTTGATGAGCCCCGCTTCGCCTAAGGAGCTACGAATTCCTTGTTCTCTTCGGTAGGTTCATCACCCGTCGCACTGTTGGATGCGACACCAGGTTGACCAACCGTCTCACCTTGATATAGAGCTGCCCCTGCCTGCAGGTCTTCATCATGTTGTTCGATCGTCCGCTGTTCCACCGGAGCAGGCGTCAACGTAGACGCGCTGATAGGACCCCGGCGATTGTAGTCATGACCTACCGTGACAGGTGCCGGGTTCGCCAGCGTAAGGTCCGGTTGCGTTACCGGGTTGCTGTCCGGATTGCTAGGAATGGCCGCCGGTACTTTGCCGGATTCACGCAGATGCCGCTGAACGATATTTTGCACATCGTTGAGCATGAGAGCCTCGTCGTTGTTCAACCGCTGGATGAACTCCATACCGAAGCTCGGAGCAATGATCGACCGCAGGTCGGTCTTGAGCAGAGTAGCTGCACCCGCTGGCGTCTCTGCAAGCAACGTAAGTGCTGCAGCTACTGCAGCAATTGCAGTAGGGCTGACTTGGGCTTCACCTGGAACGGTGTACGCCTTGAGTTGATTAATTTCGGAGTCGCTGAGTTCCACCTCAAGCTTATCCAGAGCCTCGAACACTTTGTCCATGTAATCTCCTAGAAAGTAGCTAGCTTCTTCCTAGTCTTATTCCCGGTTAGCGTCCGAACAACTCCTACTACGTCCCGGAACCACCTGTAGCATTACCACCAGTCGCCGCAGGCTTTAGTATCTCTAGTTGCTCTTCACGAAATTGATCAAATTCTTTCTGAGCCTGGTCAGCTATGGACGCGGGGTCGGGGTGCCCAAGGGCTGCAGCGAGTGCTTCGAACACGTAACGCATCGGCAGCATCTGTTTGCCTTCACGCGAACTACCCCCGGCTGCAAGTAGTAATGCCTGGGCCGTCTGATATAAATCAGCGCCTCTGGGCTGCCACCACGATGGCCAGACATTGCGTAAGGGGTAGTCCTCTTCAGGTATATCAGCAGTTGTGACTCCCCAGAGTTGAATAAAGCCAAGCTGAACTCCCTTCAATATTAATTTGATGAGTGGAATCATCATCCCGTCACCATAGTCTAGTCGCATGCGACCTACAAGCCATACAAGTGCTTGATGCAGTAGCTCAAGCGCCCTACCAGACTGTGGGCCACCCGCATGTTCCTGGTCGGATTTCATGCCACCGACTACTTCCATAGACCACTCTCGGATAAGCTTAGACCATTCCCGCGCTGCAGTCAAACCTTGACCAGCTATCTCCAGCATCTTTGCGTCACCATCCGAAGGAATGGACACAATGCGCGCCGGAGTGCGGTCAATGTTAGGAGTACCCTCTGGTGTTTCCAAGCCTACTGCAGGTAGCTGTGTGCGCATACCTCCGCTCTTGATAGCCAGCAGCGGGTCCATGCTATACTTGAAGCCACGTCCTATTTGAGATACTAGATAATCTAGTTCAATGCAGTTATCGACGATGGCTTCGAAAGTACTCGGACCATCGATTTCTTCTCGCTCATGAAGATTCCGACCCCATATCGCTGGGACGACTCCCCATTTATGCGGGTAATTTCTACTCTTGTCCGGCGTCCATTCATAACGACCGTTAGTACCATCGT